CCAAACCTTAAGGTATTCTTCTGTTTCCGGTGACACTTTAACATAGTGTACCGTCGCTTCTGTAAGTGCAAATAAAGCACTCTTATCTGTTACAATTTTTTTATTATTTAACATATTATCCACCTTCAAAAACCAACAAACAAACAAACGGTGTTGGTGGAATATGATTACTCTAATTTAGAATCCGTCTTTGGAGTCACCTTTGGAGTATCTTTCTTATTAGATTTTTTGGGTTTTTTACTTTCTAAAAGTAGTTTTTTCTTTAATTTCATTTTCTCTCTTTTATCCATAAAATCACCCCTGTAAAATCCAATGAGTAGTCACTTCACACAAATGCAAATCTCTTGGCATTATAGTTCCTTCAATTGTAATTGCTCCTTTATCTTCCGGAACAGTAACATTAGCAGCACTGAGCATATAGTTCTTAAATTGTAACTTAATTTTTTCTCCGCTTGATTTATTTAATTCTAAATTTAAAAGACCTGCGGCTATGGTATCTGCTGAAGTTTCTTCTGTTTGATTTACTAATTCTTCATACAATTTATCATCTGTAATCATGGCAGTAAAAGCAATTTCATAGTTTCTTTGAGCAGGTATTCCATCTTTAATCTTTTTATTACCAATACCAAGAAATCTTTTATCTTGTAAATTGTTATTGATAGTTAAAGTAAAGTTACTTACTTTAAGGAATGTTTGCCCGAATACACTAAAAGAACCATTAGAGAAAAAGAACGGTTCAAGTGATTCTTCACCTGTTGCGGCTAAAGTATTTGCACCACTACCGTAATTAAACAAAGTTGTATTGTCGGAATTACCGCCTCTTGCTTGGTATGCTTCACCTTGTTTCAAAGTATGAACTGTTCTTGTGTTTAAATCTAAAGTCATTTTAACTTCTTCATTTTCATTAGCGGTCATAGTGAAAGTATTAACTCTATTACCTCTAGCAATACGAACAAAGTTAGTTGATTCGGAAGCAGAAGCCGTTTCAGTATTATAAGTAGTTGAAGTTTCTAATTTGCTTAGAGTTTGTTCAAGTGCAAATGAAGGTAAATCTTCTCCATTAGATTCATCAAAAGTATATTTAATTTCATTAGTTAAAATTCCGTTAGCATCATATTGAGGTAAAGACAATTTTGCCATATGTGTTACTGTATCTTGATTAGCAACGGGGGGTTGTATAAATGCTGAATCAGTAGCGGTTCTATAAAAGATTGGGCCTGTTGAAGTAAATCCGGTAATATCTGCGCTTTCTGCTTTATCGGCAGAATTTTCTCCAATATCTAAATAATGGACATTATTAGCATGAGCAACGGGAACTGCACCTGTGGTAACGGGGTCTAAATCAGTTGAACCAGTAAAAGTAGCATTAATCTTAGTGCATTGACCTAAAGCATAATAAAGCCAAGCACCATGATTAGCCATTATTGCTAGATTTCCACCGCTTGAGGTTTCAATACCTTTGTATTGATGAGTAAAGTTCCGAGAACTTCCAAGAGAAAGATTCAATTGTTTCATCTCAACTTCAATACTTGGGAAAGTAGAAGTTTCAATAAGTCCAAGCCAATTATCAGCACTAAGTCGTGCAATTGAGCCTGTTTTAGTAGTAGGAGAAGGGGTTCCATATCCTCTAATAACAATAAAATCTGTTGCATCAGCAACGCTTGAAATAGCATGTGCAGGAGTAATAGTAAAAGTAGTATCACTATTGGCAGTAATAGTATGGGTTGATTCAAAGGTTCCGCCATCATATAAGTCTAAAGTACAACCAACATACAAATCTTCAACCATTCTTACATTATCAGTCCAAGTAGCATCAGCCGTTAATACTGTGGTAGTTGTTCCTGTTGCATTTAATAAAATCTTTAAATCTAATTCTGGTATCATTGTCAGGCTTGCGCCGCTTCCTAAAAATATATCTGTGTTTGCCATGCTATCCTCTCCTTTCCTTTACGAAC